CTGAGTATACCGCAATTTTCTCACTAGGCTTAGCGTGGTACATGTCCCTCTTCTTGACAAGCCTTTTGTATGTCTCATTGTCAGACAATTCCTCCTCGGACAGATTGTCTTCATACTGCTTAAGCATTCTGCCCGTCTCTTCCTGCCTGTACCGCTTCATGTTCTTGCCAGACAGAGATTTTACAGCGGATATCGAGCAACTTTTTGCGAGTGGTATTTCTTTTGGAACCTCATATGCCCCGCCAGTCCCCTCCACGATTGCGCGAGCAATCTGCATCTTGCGTTTACTTCTGGAGATGGCAATGTTGTTGTGATCGGCTATCGCCAACAGTTGTGCCTGTGTGAATGTGTCATACAGGTACACTTCTGGGTCGTCTATTTCCATACCTTGATTATACCAGAAAAGCCGCCCCCCGAAGGGGACGGCCTATCTGTCAACCATTACCGATTAGTAAGGGTTGGCCGCTGCATCGCCAAAGCCAACAGCGTCCAGTTCCTCCCAAGCAAGACCGAATCGAACGTACACAGTGTACTCGATTGTGTCTTTCTTAGGCTTGAACTCGCGATATACTTCCACGTCTCGCTGGAATCCCCACACACGGTTCTGCGGGAACGTCAACTCAACGTAGTCGTCAGGGAAGTAAGGAACCTCCATCACAGGAATCCCCAGGGCACGAGTTTGGCGAGCATCGCCAACAAGTTGCCCCTGACCAGAAAGCCACTGGTCGCGGAAGTTCTCTGTGTAGATAGAACTCGAAAGAGTCCCGTTGTTCTTCACAATGCCGCCGAACGTGTCTGAACCAGCATAGAACTTGAGTCCATTCTTCAGAGCACGGTACTTACGCGGGATAGCGTGAAGAATCTGCTGAAGAACTTCGGGAGTCCATGCATTGTTGGATACAGTCACAACTGCCTCGTGCGCATCGCTACCAGTCGTTACCTGATTCACAAAGCCATTCAGGATAGAGAGGAACGGTGCGGTAGTACCGTCACCGTTGATCGCCAAGTCCTCAAGGTCGTTAGCGAAGGCGTTGGTCATCAGACGGACCAGATGATCCTCCAATGCCGCGCCCTCGATGTTGTCCTCAAGAGACTCAGTAGAAACCTCCCAGTCCAAACGAATCTTCTTCGTGGTCAATTCGATCTTCGTGAATGTGGCATTGGCGTTTGTGTAAGTGTCGTCTGCCTGCGCAGCGGCACGGATAACACGCTCACCAACATTAACCTTGTCCAGTTCCAGAGTGTTGCCACGCATGGTCACCTTGCGACCATCGCCTGCAAGCACAGTAGCATCCCAGATGTAGTCAATGAAGCGACGAGATTGCTCAGGTTGGAGAATACCACCAGGGTTACCAGTGGGATTAACAGCGTTTGGTCCGGTAGTAACACCGGCTATTCCGCCGGGGACGTTACCAAGCACACCGGCACTGGGGTCTGTCACCCCGCCGATGCCACCAGAAGCAAACGCACCAGCCTCGGCTGCCTTCTCAATGATTTCTTCCGACATATTATTTTCACCTCCTAGTGAATATTCTCTTAACTTGTTATAGGTCGGCAACTGCTGTGAGGAAACTGCCTCCCCATACAGATTCGGTCTTTACGACCGTCTCCTGAGCGACCTCGCCAAGATCGCCAGACTTGCGGAAAGCGGTTGAGTCTTCAACCTTGTCAACTCGCTTACCAAACTCTTCAATTCGCTCTGAGACGCCGCTCTCAACCTCTGCAACCTTGTTGGTGAGGGACTTCTCTAGTCCATCTACCTGGTCAGCAATAGAGGAAAGCGTGCTTGCAATTGTCTCAAGAGACTTGATTAGGAGTTCGTTAACAGTGTCAGGCTGTTCCTCAGCCTTTGCAACTTCCTCCACTGGCTCTTCTACAGCCTCAGTCTCTACGGCCTCAGTCTCTTCCTCAGCAGTCTCTTCGACCACATCCTCAACCTCAGACTTCTCAACTACCTCAGTGTCATTCTGCTCTGCCATGTTATTCGCCTCCTTTTCGTGTATAAACTTTGTCACTACGGTCTTAATGATACCAGCCTTTTCAGCATCGTTAGACTCAACAAATCCAATGTCCTTCATACTGGTGTTGCAAACTGGACACTTGTGCTCACTACCCGCAGAAACTTTAACAACGCTGTCCTCCGGGCACATGTAAATGGTTTCCAGATCACCCTTAATCATTGGTGTTTCCAGCACGCCGTCTACTTTTTGCACAAGTGTGATATTTGCCAGCGGGTTTGCCGGGGCATCCACCAGTGAGAGTTCAACCAGTTCATATTCATCAATTACTCTTACAAGTTTGTCAAGTTGCCTATCAAAAACTTCCCGGCTTTCCTTAATGACACCACCGATAGAGAACCCGGACAGTGTTCTGTCAACGATCTTCTCCCACGTGTCCTGTGCTCCACGAGATATATACGCACTAACGAACACTCCATTGTGAATCTGCCCGGTTTCCTGGTCGTACATGGACTCTGGTTTGAATGAGATCATCTTGCCGACAGCGAGCGGCTGGTGCATCTCACGAATATTACCGCGAAAGTGCTCAAATGCTTTGATGCTGGCCTCCATCGGGACCACATCGTCTTGCTTATCCAAGTTGTCGAGCGTGGCGAAGCCATGCACTGTTCGCCTGTCAATATCAACCTTTGTCAACGGAACATTGAGTCGAATGTCCTCATCGTCGAGTGTGTAGTCAGTCTCGTACAAAGTGTTGGCTTCCCTCCTTCATCGTCATTATAGCACCATTTAAGGTGTTTTTCTCCCCATACCCTGCGGATTCCTGCCACTCGTTGTGGTGGGGCCATCAGATATGCTGTTTGTACGCTCCCTGGCCCTAGCATCATTTTGCTGAGCATTGTTACGCGCATCGGCGGCTTGACGAGGTGATAGTTCAATAACCTCATCTCCCCCGGCAATTGGAGGCTTGCCAAGTTCGTTCCGCACTTCGTTAGGGGTGAACGTCTTGTTTCGCAGGTAACGCTCGTGAATCTGGGCCTTCGTCTCCTCGTCTGTGAGAGTCAACTCATCAAACTTGAGCACGACCACATCGGTAAACTCCTTGATGATCTTGTTCACCATTTTCTCAATTGACCGCTGCTTGGGCCTAGCAACCTGCTCCTTGAATGTTCGGTCGCTGGCTAGCGCCTCTGCCTGTCCACTGGTTGACATTCCAATCTTGGACAATGGCACCTGGTGGGCGGTGAGAATATCCTCGCGGTTCTGCCTGTGATAAGTCTCAAACGAACTGTCTTGTATTCCGCTCTCCACGGCCTCCATTTTGAACTCGATCTTGTTCTGATCGCTGTCCGGCGGTAGTGGAATGTACAGTGTGCGGTGGCTTTGTCCACGCAAGTCTGTTTGCAAGAACCGAAACAGTCTTTCTTCTGACTCCGCGTCCAGGTGAGCGCCCTTTACAGTGATTATGTAACGTGGCACTGCCTTGTTCTTGAAATAGTCGATATTGTACTGGTTTGCGTACGAGTCTCCAACTACCGCCTGCCCAGCGGCGATGGCGTCTGGAACTCCATAGTATGTGTTGAGGGGGGAGTAAACCTTGAAATGGATAATTTCGTTGGGGGCGTCATCGCCTGTAATCGGGTTTGGATCGTCTCCCTGGAAGTTCCTGAAAAACACTACGTCCTTGCCAACTATTTGACAGAATCCATCCCTAACCCTTCTCACCCTCATCGTGAGCGACGGAATGTGCCCAACATAACCTATTTGCCCACTGGACTTTCTGCCGATCTCCATATACCCATTGCCAGTTGCCTCTAGGTCTGTAATGATCTTCTCCATTACCCCGACAAATGTATCGCTATCGTTAAACTTGTCGAGAACGCCGTCCATATAGACCTTCAGGCGTTCAACCTTCTTGCGCGCTGCCTCACGCTGCTTGGTTGTGTCCTTCGAATCTATTCTTGACACCGCCTCTGGCGACAATTCCCAGTGATATCCAAGGCTTACTGTGTTGGCAACTTTAGTGTCTACGGCCGCGTGATTAGCATAGGACGTTTCATAGTACCTAGCCAACTCATCCAAACTGTATGGTGGAGTGACAACATCGAACATTCCGTATGCTGTGATGTACGCCTGACTTGTATCTATGGATGTTCGCCCATCCCTTTTCTCAAGTCTGGCAGCACGACGCCTGAAGTTGGGCGACAAACCCCGCAATGACCCCTTTACATCTGACCAATTCTTACTGAATTGATCGACATATGTTGTTTGGTCTGACTTCCGTGTGCTGTCAAGACGTGCGCCAGACAGCACCACTGCCCCTTCCTCGTCAACCCACCATCTACTCATTCGCTCTCGCCATGCTTCCTAAGCCCACGCTTTGCATCAACTACCGCCCCAAAGTCATTTAGTGACGGAATCTCACCCTGAACGAAGCGGTCCACCTGCTCCTCGTATTCCTCGTCTGTTGTGCGCTGAACCCCCGGCTCGAAGTGCGGTCCCCCGATGGGCTGCCCATAATGCGCTGCGGCCTTGCGTAGGATGGAGATTTTCTCAATGTCACCACGTAGTGATGGAATGTTCAGGTAGTTGCCGTTGCCATCCTTAAACAACTTCCCGGTTGGGAGCCTCCACATATACAAGCCCCAGTCGGCGCGCGACTTTACCTCTGATACCTTGACCTTGGGAAGTTGTGTTTGCATGTAATCCATTGTACCATATTTACTTGGTAATAACCGGAACGTCTACCCACTCAATGTCTCGTAACACAAAGACTTCACCGAATAGTGGCTTTAGTGAGGACGTAAACCCTCCGACTACCCCTGTTCCGGTCAATTCCGCAACCATTTCATCAAACATCATGTCAACATTCATTACCGCGCCTATGTTATACAGCGAGTACCACGTATACGCCCCCCATGCCGACCAGTAGTTCGCTGGTGGTGTGGGGGTAGTTAGTTCGTGCCATGTTCTGTGCGCCTCAATGCCATTGATTACCGCGCTCAATTGTCCGTGTATGGTGACGTGATCGAAGGCAAAGTCGGTATTGCCCGATACTCGAACGTATACCTTCTCTCCGTCAGTGTCTACCGGGTCAATGAACGACAGTTGTATGGAGTTCCACTCCCTTGCCCGCAGAATTGGCGCACCAGTGACGTTGCCATTGATCGACCATTGCGAGTTTGCATACGCCCCATTTGAGGTCTTCACTTGTAAGGCATACCTGGTGCCGTTCTCAATTGGGACTGCCTCTACGAAGCACTCTTGATCTGCCCCTATTGTAATCGTCATTATCTTTACACTTTGAAGTATTTTTACAGAGTCAAGCATCATCCAAACAGATACCCCGCCTAGTTTGCGAGGTTCTGGAGTTGATGCCTGCCTTTGCCAACCGAACGCTATTCCACTATCGTACCCCGGCATTGGGAGGCTCTTGGGCTTGAAGCCACTCCTATTCGACTTATACAGGTAGTTATGCCCACGCTTGGTGACCTCAAAGATGCTTGGAAACTCTGTTGTGTAATATGACCCGTTGTGCGTATAGGGATATGCCGACTCCCCCTCTTGGGTTCCTAGGCTGCGCCACTCGGCGTAATCAGAGGCCCATGACGCCAATTCAAAACTCTTTAGTTTTACCGGGACTGACCGCTGCCCTCTAGACCTGAGCACATGGTAGAAGGTAAGGGCGTACTGGTCTGGATCGTACGGGTACGGGATAACAAGACTGTTTCCGTCCTGAACAAAGTTCACATAGTCATTGTCGTCAAGGAATACGGTGGAGTTTCCGTCATACTTGGCCTCTGTGTAGTCGCCATAATCCTTTGGGGCGCTCGTCAACTTCCCAAGTGCAACCCACGTCTGCAAGTCAAGTACCGTAGGGTCATATGTTGGAAGCGTCACCCCGCTCAATGCGGAGTATGTGGCATAATCAGATGCCAGGTCGGCATATGACTTCGCCCAGTATCTGCTGAGCAACTGAAAGTATGTCAACGGCTCATCAGCAAGGAATGGCGGGGTGCATCTTGTCTTGCCTATTGTGGTCTGAATGAAATCCAGTCTGCTAACGCGCTCCCCCACAGCATTCGTCACCTCTTGAGCCAATAATGACACCGGGATAGTTTCTTGCCAATACCCTGAGGAAATAATGTCAAGCGTTGAGTTGCCGTATTCTGTCATGGCTACCAGCGAATACGATGCCGCCTCTATGGCAATTGGCGATGTTGATGTGATTGCATCAGCAAGCCCATCTGTGAATGTTGGCGCGCTAGTTTTCTTGCTCCACGCACTGTAGAATGACACATGGTAGATGCCCCCCGTAAATGAGTTTCCATCACTACCGGCCACGATCACCTCAACGTCGCCCGGACTGCCGAGCAGACTAGACATATTCGGGTACTTCATCATCAATTCAGGTATATCAAAGCCAACATTCGCGTGTGTGTTCGCAGCGATTGTTTTTGTGCCGAGTACAGTAGCACCTTTGTAGTCGCTATACTCATAAGTGAGTGTCGTGCCATTCAGATATGCGCGCAGTGCAGTACTGGTGTTCTTCTTCTGCAATACAAGTATGTTTGTTGCTGATGGAGGACTCGTGCCGACCGCCATCCTCACCACAACAGACTCCACCGTGTCACTGTCTAGAATGTTCAGGGACGGCCAACTCAGATATGGTTCGGTTGTATACCCGGTTGGTTTGACGTAGAATGGTCGCTGTGGGTACACTATCTTTGCATATACCGCGCTGTATTGCGCACTTGTGGTGCCACCATTAGTTTTCAGGCCCCAGGTTATTGAGGTTGTTCCCGACGGAATGGCCTGAGTGAGTCTAGCAGTAGATTTAGGGTTGGTACTACTAAACGTTTGCGTATATGTCGTTCCGGGGCCAACGAACGTAACTGTGAGCATTGGTTCTGTACCGGCAAACTTCGCTTCCCCACTCAGCACCAATGTAGCGCCCTTCGGAAAGCCAGCAGGTATGACTATCGAGTTAGTACTAGACGATGCTGCTGTTTGCGTCGAGTACACCTCGCCGTTCTCGGCCTGATTAGTGAACGCGGTCCCGGAGGTGTTGTCGTTTGCCGCGTCAAGTGGGAATATATCGCTATAATAAGATGCTGACGGTGTTGGCTTTGAGAGCATTGCCCCGTTCAGGGCAGACCAGTCCTTTTCTATGTCCTGATTCTGCATATTTGGCATGTCATATTCAGGTAGTGAAATCTTGTCAGTCGCTACAAGATTGTTTACCTGCCCCTTGCTCCAAGATACATTGTCCGGGTACGATATGTTGGTGGCGAAGTTAGACATTGAGAAGTCTGCTGAAAACGAAGTTCCATCAAACTTAGAGGCGGTAATGCCGTACTGATCGGTTCCCTGCCCCCGCACAAATCTGATCTTTGCCACAACCGATGGTACAGCGTACTGATATGTAGCAATTGATGACACATACATGGGGTGAATGGACTCGTCAGTGTAGAAGCCAATCGCACCAGTAGACGAATATCTAGACTTGACCATTGGCTGTGTTAAGTTAATTACGGCGTCACCATTGACAAGTACCGCCGAATATGTGGGCGACAACACCCAGTCAATGAGCATCGGGTAGTCTATTGTGCCAACATCGTACCCAACCTCAAGATTGCCGAGTGAAAGAGTGAGCGTTGTCCCTGTTAGATAAAGCCCCTCTTTGCTACCTACCGGACCAACTATGCGAACCGGGGAGTGTGGTGGAGCGCCAATCTTCATCCAGAACTCAAGTGTCACCACATCCTCTTTGTTCGCCTCCTGCATAAATCCACCCTTTTGCATGGTAAGGGATGGTCGCTCTGGCAGCCAAGGCTCTAGAAGAGTTGCGCTTTCCATACTCCTATGCAATGGCACGCCTGACTTGACCGCTGTCAGCATACCGTTATACTTGCTCACAGATAGTGTTGTTGGCCCACCACTAACACTGTTGAGCGTATAGGCATCCGAAGCGCCCATATCCCAAACGGCCACACTCTCTGACCTCTGCCCAACGCTAAGACCATTGACGTAATACACATAGTCTTGTGGCGCCCCCGACCCGGTGTCGGTTATGGATATGACGATCCTAAAATCCTCGTTCTTCAGGGCAGACGCGAACGTGTCCAGCCTGAACGTATACGAGAAGAACAGCCATCTGGCAACGGGACTTGCCGGGATCGGAACGGTGGAGTTCTCAATGTTCGTCCAAGACCCATTGTTGTATTGTAGTTTGATATCTACAGTGGTTGTTTTCACCCCCATGCGCAAATGAAAACTTGTCGTCAGGCCAACACCGGCCCTCAGGTCTTTCATCTTCCCAAGTGCCGGTGACGACAGTGTGAACGTGCTGCCGGTCATGACATTGTTCGTCACTTTTGTTGTTGGTGCGCTAGTTGGTGGAGTCTCAATAACCTCATTTGCCGGTAACGTCACAGACGTACACCCTGACAATGACCACCCGTTTGCACTGAGCGTAGATCGTTGCGTGTCTGAAATTAGCGCGAGGTATCCATTTGATGCCCCCTCAAAATACGAGATAGGCTTATCTTCTAGAACCTTCGTCTGATAGAACACTAATTCATTATATCAGATCGTGCAACTGTCATTGCTACAATACTTGTCGCCAATCGCCTCAAGGTTGTCCACACCTTCGTACAGCGCCCCGAGGTCAATCTTCAGCAGAGTGCCCAAATACTCCTCGTACTCCTGTTCAGTAATCTCAGTATATGGCATCTGTGGGTATACATCATTGCTCATCGGCAGGAATGATACTGTCTTCAGATTCCCCTCGTACATTCTGAGAACTCTTGGTACGGCATCCTTCTCAGTCTTAGGGTCGAACGTTACGGTTACCGACACCGCGTTATCACTCCATACCGCCTGGGCTTCTGATGCTAGGTGTATTTTCTCGTAGATGGAGACATTCTTTTCGCTTCTCTCCATGTCTGTTTTCATTGGAAAGTATACAACTGACGTATTGTCAGAGTACAAGTCCGCTTCAACCTTGTACTGCGCCAACTTCAGCAGAGTCAACATCGGGTCGCTATTGGCGAATCTGATAGCCCTCAGGTAATACTTGCCACCAGCAGGCCAGTGAACGCCAGGAGTAGCACCTGAGAGAAGAGAAACCGACCCGGACGGCTTAACCGTAGTCGTTCTGATAGACTCTCTAACCCCCAGCCACTCTGAATACACCTTGTCGAGCCTCTGAACCTCACCATACCCTGAGTTGGCCCACTTCCTGAACTCTGGGAGTCCTTTGGTGTCTACGAACCCGGCAATTCCAGTCATCGACGTTCCGATCCTGCGATTGCGCTGAATGACCGCGTTCGTCTGCGGCCAGTGCGTCGGGAGCAGTGTAATGGACTTGGCATAGAGATAGGCAAACTTGATAGTCCTCAAAAAGTCCTCTAGACTTTCATGGCGATTCAAGTGTAGTTCTACTAGATTGCAAGTTTCATATGAGGAGAGAGAAATCTCTGAGTTGTGTGCATAAATGCCGTTGGCATCAAACGCATGAACCGTCTCAACCTCAGTGTCCCACACCTCACCACGACGCATAAAGTCAAACGACTTTACGGTCGCTGTGCGTGGCTTCGTGTACTTTTGCTGCCGCCACGACAGCGCAAACTCAAGTTTCTCTGCTTTCGCTGCGTGCATGAAGCCGATTGTGTCGGCATACCTCCATGCGCTGTCTGATGAAATAACAAGCCTCCAAGACTTTTTGGTGTTATAGTATTTGTGCCCACCGCGTCCGTCAGGCAGCCATGACCGGCCAGCGTCTTTAGCCTTATAGATTCTTGAATTGATACCAAGTCGCAGGAGCATCCGCTGGACAGATTGCAGTAATTCATAGTTAGACTGCCAAAGTCGGATGGACAGTCCCTTATAGTTGTCGGACTCCAAGTATCCCTCAACGTGTCCATCCGCATCAAATAGCCCACGAAGAAAGCCCCTATAGAACTTGCTCGACTGCCCCTCCAACATTGAGGCGTCATGCTTGTTTTTTGGATTCATACCGTAGTGACGAACGACACCTGTTATTGACATCTTCTGATACGGTCTGCCTGAAACCTGGCTCCACCCTGCCCAATCTGAGCGGGTGGCGTATCGCCTGGCAACCTCCTGCATAAACTCTGCTGCGTCGCAGTCATCACCGGCAATGTCCCATAGTTTTGCCTCTGCCCTATATAGCCATTCGCCAGTTTTTGGCGACTTACGACCACTAGCGAAGTTGCCGTCGCCAACAAATTGACCAATGACGTAC